TTTAAAAAAAAATAAAACTTTTAAGTATATTATTAATACATTATTACTAAAATAAATACTTACATAAATAATATGGAAGTATGTATTTTGGATCACTTATATAAATTATTAACCTTTTTGAAATGTTAGTTTTGGCATGGATTAATACTCTTCTTGTTTGAACCAGTCGGACAGACAATAAATATAATATATTTTGAAATTTGGAAATAATTCTTCGTAGTGTTTTTTTTTAAAATGTCCCGTCTGAATTTTTTCATCTACAGAACCACTTGTTTGTTGAAATTTTTTTTCAATGATAAACACAATATTTTTTTCCGTGTCGATGTATGCTTCATCTGGTTCTTTACAACCTGCTGCCGGTGTCAAATCTTCATTCATTTTGCCTATTTTTTTCATATATTTGTGAAGAGTTGATTTATGAGCTTTTATAAATTTACGTGTATACCCTTCAAATTCCACTTCATATATGTTATCTTTTTTAATAAAATTACAACTTTTATAATTAGATTTCAAATCGGTGAATTCCTCATAAGAAAGTCCATTTATATTTGTATTTGCGCCTCCAGCACCAGCTCCCTTATGAATGATTATTACTTGTGAGTTTTCTTCTGTTGTGTACAATTGATTCATTTAAGTATTATAGTTTAATACTTACATGATAAACAATTCAATTTTTATATCATGTAAAAAAAACTGCTATATATGTTGTTTTTTTTACAATAATGATAGTAAAGAAATGAAAGCATCAAAACGGGAAACTTTTTTCAGTTAGACCAGATGGACTACCGAATATGGACACACTATTCAGATGAAAATACCAATAATTACTTGGTTTAGTTGTAGGTTATAGACCCCATTCAATTAGAAGGTTCTCGCGTAAAAATAAAAGTAAAGACCGCGGTTACCAATTTTAATTTGTCACATTATTCCCTATGAAGTTATCATATAAATAAAGAAACAGAAAGGATGTGAATCTGTTAACCTGATGAATATATTTCATCATTGTAATAAGTAATTGTGTCCATACAAAAAACAGTATATTATTATTTATAAGCATACATAAGTCTAGATATACGACGAGATCTTATTTTTTTAATGCGACGACGGCTTTTCTTAGCACCACCCGCAGAACTTGAAAATAATGGAACAAAATCATCAAGATTATCACAACACATTAAATAACCATTGGTTAAACTATTTTCTCTTGATGTCTGCCAAGCCTTATTTTTAAATTCATGTTGAGGTTCATCCCCGCGAAAGTAAGTTACACCATTTTTTTTGTTCCTATAAAATCGATTTTTATTATCTTGATAGTTCATAAACTCTTCAACATCAAGACGATATAGTCCAACTGCGTTATGAATATATGAACAACATTCGATATTTTTTGAAAATGCTGGATAAAAAATAGTATATCGTTCACCATCTCGTTCTTTGCCTGGTGGATAATAATGTTGGTCTAGTAGTCTATTCAAAATTACTAATTTATTCATATTATTTTCCTTTACTTTATGAATATTACCATCCCAACCTGTCTTTTTGGAAAAGTCCCCAGGAATTAAAAAAACTTGATACATGTAAAAATTACAATCCATTTTATATATATAACCAAACATATAAAATATTTATTTATTCATATACTATATTTCAGATTAGATAAGCAGTTATTGTGTTTATACCGTTGAAGGTTAAAACTCATTTTTAACCATATAAATAAAATTATATACTTTAACATAAATATAAAATATCATTATGGATGTATATTATGGTTAATATAGAGAACATTTAATTATAAACGGAATTTTTCAATACATTGATTATAAATATAGGAATAAAAGTCATTTCTTTTTTTAAAATACTATAATATATATAATAATTAGTATGGATATTTTATATAGTGTAGCTAGAAATGAAATTCGTCTGTATAAACCATTAACTGAAGAGGAGACTTATCCAATTTATTATTGTGATATATCCAAATTGAAAAGATATAAAGCTGGTAGTTTGTGTGATTCAAAAACAAATGATTTGCCTAATGAAAGGTTATTAATGGCTGAATACAAAAATGATGACCAAAATATGGAACGTTCTAATTATTTTGATGGAAAGGCAACAGTTGCGGATAATGTATATCAAAAAATTATATTTTTAAATCGTGCGATTGATACTGATATATTAAATAAAGATCGGTATTTGCGAGTAATTGAATATTATAGAGAATTAATATCGTTAAACAGTCCATTAACAGAAGATTTGGAAAAAGAAATTGTTAAATATCAAAATATAATAAGTAAAATTAACGAATATAGTTTTTTATTATGTAGTGTTCCCATTTTATATGATACTGAAGCTAACAAACGTGTTGAAATAGAAAGTTGGGTTTTAAATAATCGTCGTGATTTTCCATTATTTATTAATGAATTGTTTTTAGAAAAAGTTCAAGCGATGAAAAGAAACGTTCAATATACGTATGATTCAAAAAATAGTAAATTAATTCCAGTTCATTTACTTAAACATCAAAAATTTATTAGTGATTTTTTGAGTCGATATACTCCATATCGAGGATGTCTATTATTCTATGGATTAGGTTCAGGTAAAACATTAAGTAGTATCAATATTGCGGAAGGATTTTATCAAAAAAGTATAATTTTATTACCGGCGTCAATTCGAGATAATTTTAGAGATAATATTGTAAATAAGGGTAATACTATATATCATAAACAAAATCATTGGTGTTTTATTGAAATATCTAATCCAGAGGACCCATCTACAATTGAAAGATTAAAAGGTATGGGATTTCCGGTAGAAGATAAAGAACTTATGTTAAAACTATATATAACTCTAGATGGTAAAAAAGGGTTTTGGTTAGTTGAAAAAAATCCCTCAATGGATTCTAATAATTTTGAATCATATACCAAAATACATAAACAAAGTATCATAGAAACAGTGTCTACATTAATAAACTATAAGTATCATTTTGCTAATTATAATGGTGGAGAGGGATTATTACGAAAAATAATGTTAGAAAATGTTTCAGGATTTGTAGAGAAAGAAAGAGTATTTATTTTTAATCTATTTGGTAAATATTCTGAATATAAAGACTTATTATTTGAACAAAAGAAAATCTATAAAAATACTATAATTGAACATATATTTAATCCGGCAAAAGAACCTCATTTTGAAAATCCATTTGAAAATAAAGTAATTATTATTGATGAAGTTCATAATTTAATGTCACAATTATGTAATGGAAGTGATAATGCTTTAAAACTATATGAATTAATGATAAGATGTACAAATACTAGAATTGTAGCATTAAGTGGAACGCCTATCATTAATAGTCCGTTTGAATTATGTGTGTTATTTAATTTATTAAAAGGTTATACTATTTTTTATCAATTTAAAATTGCTCATAAAACAGAATCAAATTTGAAGCCAATTATAGATAATTTATTAAATAATAATGAAGATGTTGAACAATTTAATTATCAACCGGTTGAACGTATTTTGAATATTTCTAAAATGCCATTTGGTTTTAAAAAAAATAAAGATAATAAGGCAGTCAAGAGTGATACAAATATTTCAATAGATGAATTTATTAGTAAATTAAGACAAGATTTTAAAGAATTTTCTGAATTTGAAGTCGTGGGAACTAATTTTAGTAGTATTTTTCCAGATATATTTGATAAAAAAATGATGAATAGTAAGTTTGTAGTTAATAAAAAAATCATTATGCGTGCCAGAGACCAATATTATCAATATTATGTTGATCGTGCCAATTCTAAAATAAATAATATACAAGAATTCATGATTCGTAGTCTTGGCATTGTTAGTTTTTTTAATGAAAGTTATGAGTATGATAAAAAGATTTTTCCGGATAAAATTCAAGATTCTGAGCCTAATTATGTTGATGTAAGTGATTATCAATTAATTGAATATAATAGAAAACGTGAAATTGAACGAACACTCGAAAAAAAAGATTTAGGTAAGAGTGATGTTAATGTTATTGCTCTTGAAATAGACAGTAAAGTTAGTAATGTTTTTAAAGTATTTAGCAGACAAAGATTACTTTTTACATTTCCTCCAAATATAGAACGTCCAGAATTAAAGGCTATACGTGATAGAGTGAATGAAATGACTTGTTCTGATGCGATGGCTGAATGTAATTTACAAGAAATAGACATTGAACAGCAATATAATCAAAAATGTCGTGAGGCAATTGATAGTTTAACAATAGATAATTTAACATTAAATGATAGTTTATTTAATTTAGCAAACTTAAGTCCTAAATATGCTCAAATGTTACAAAATATAAGAGGGACGCCTGGATTAGTTTTTTGCTATTCACAATTCCGTAATATAGAGGGAGTTGAAATATTTTGTCGTGTATTAGAAGCTAATGGTTATGAAAGATATAATCCAGATACACCTGATATATTTTATGCTGATAGTCCATCATCTCATGCTTTTATTGAAGGTAATATGGTTCGAATAGAGATTGCTGAAAATAATTGGATATCTACACGTATCTTACGTATTCAGGATGATGGCTTTTGTATATTAGAAGGTATTGAAGAACCAGTCGAACCTAAAAAATTATTTAGGTGTAGATTTGCTACATGGTCTGGAACAGAAAGCACTGAACAACGTGAAATAGTTCGTTCAAATTATAATGATTTTAATAATCGCTTTGGTCAAGTTTTATTAATTATATTAACAACAAGTAGTGGAGCGGAAGGTATCGATTTACAAAATGTTCGTCAAGTTCATATTATGGAACCATATTGGAATAGAGTTCGTGTTGAACAAGTCATTGGTCGTGCTCGTCGTAATTATTCACATAAAAATTTACCAAAAGAGCAACAAAATGTTCGTATATTTCAATATGTAAGTAGATTTACCCAAAGTCAATTGAATGGAACATGGGGTAAGGGATTAGATATAAAAAAAATAACTGAGGAAGATGGACAAGGCGTCGAAATGAATAATGAAGAATTTGTTAAACAAGTAAGTTTAGCAATTAAGAGTGATAATAACTTGACAAGTGATCAGGCATTACTACAAATATCTGACCGTAAATATGAAATTATTTCGCAGTTTTTGGATATGATTAAACAATGTGCCGTTGACTGTGTCTATAATAATAAAGATAATGAATTAAGTGACCCCGAAGGAAAAAGTATACAATGTTTTACACGTGTGCCTGGAACAAGTCAAATGGCATTTGATATTAATAGAGAACCTGAAACACGTGAAGAGGAAGTTCTTGAAAAACGTATAAATAAAGATATTTTAATTTTACCATATCCTAATCAAAATGGAAATATAATACATTTAATATATGAAATAAATAGTGGTATTAAATTAGAAGATATACAAGATATTGTACCATTATATAATTTTTATAGTTATTATGGTATAAATCCTCTTATTCAAGATAAGTTAGGAACAAAAAGACTTATAGGCTCTATTATGTATGATAGTGAATTTAAACGATTAAAACTTGTTTTATCACAAGAATTTATAATGAATATGAATATTTATGAAGGTGTAGAAAAAATTATTGGACAAGAAAGCATCCCATTGTTTGAAAATCGTGCTGAAGTTTATAAATTTGGAGAAACTATTTCACATCACCCAGAATATTTAGAATTATCTAAAATATCTCCTGTTAAAACTGTATCAAAAGCAGATATGATTGTTGGAAAAAAAACTGTAAAATTAAATATAAAAGCGGCAACCGACTCATAAAGCTTTAATTAACATAAATTCTTTTGAAAATACTTTTATATATAAGTAATTGACATAACTATTATTTTTAATATAATAATTGATTATATTTTCATCAGTATGTTTATTACATATGAAAGTAGTTTTACTTAATGGTAATTCATTTTTGGTGTTTAATGTATATGTATTTAGTTCTTCTTTATAGTCTTCAATTATATCCATATGTCCATATTGATATATAAATGGGGAATTTTTATTTAATTTTAATTCTTTACATACAATGTAATTTTTATTACTTGAACATTTTATAAAGGCTCTGCCAAATAATAATTGAATATTTTTCTTGAATGACATGATTTTATATATTATCATATTATAAAATAATTTCATCAATTTTTTTGCCTTCTACGTGGTTTATAATCATAGAATAAAGCCATAGTAGGTTCAATATGTTCAGATTTTACTAATGTTGTTTCTACATTTTTAGAGGTGTCTAATTTATCTTGTGTTACCTTTGATTTGGTTCTACTTTTTTTCTTTTTCTTATACATGTATGGAGAATTACTTACTTCTTCAGTTGTTTGTGCTTGGTGTATTTCATCTGGACCCGATGGTTCTGTACTTGGATGAAATAAGTCCTTGATTGAATCGGTTTTAGCTGATTCATTAGTAACAGAAGGTTCAACGGATTCATTCGTAACAGAAGGTTCGCTGGTAGGATGAAATAAGTCCTTGATTGAATCGCTCTTAGCTGATTCATTCGTAACAGAAGGTTCAACGGATTCATTCGTAACAGAAGGTTCACTGTTAGGATGAAATAAGTCCTTGATTGAATCGCTCTTTGCGGATTCATTAGTAACCGAAGGTTCAACGGATTCATTCGTAACAGAAGGTTCGCTGGTAGGATGAAATAAGTCCTTGATTGAATCGCTCTTTGCTGATTCATTAGTAACAGAAGGTTCAACGGATTCATTCGTAACTGAAGGTTCACTGGTAGGATGAAATAAGTCCTTGATTGAATCGCTCTTTGCTGATTCATTAGTAACCGAAGGTTCAACGGATTCATTCGTAACAGAAGGTTCGCTGGTAGGATGAAATAAGTCTTTTATTGAATCGCTCTTTGCTGATTCATTAGTAACAGAAGGTTCAGCACTAGGATGAAATAAGTCCTTGATTGAATCGCTCTTTGCTGATTCATTAGTAACAGAAGGTTCATTATCAGATTTATTCAAGTCTGTTTCTACATGTTTTGTTGTATCTTGTTTTACTTGATTAACCTTTGATTTTGTTCTACT